TCCCCGAAGAGAAAAGAAACACTCCAGAGCAGGAGTACGAGACTTTGCCTCGTGCTGATATGTATGAGGGTTTTGCGCCCTCCGTGACGGGGCTTCGTCCGGAAGATCTTGAAAGCGGTCAAGCGGACGAGATGTTAGACGTTAGGGGTTTTAGTAGCGCAGAAAAGTTGTATTTGGCGGAAGGCGGTAATCCCGCGGTAGAGGGCATTATGTCCGTGGACCTTAGTAAGGGAGCGGACACAACGGGCCCCGACACAATGCGGCCTATCCCGCAGTATCCGGGTATAGAGGGCTTTGACATATACAAGGATTTGGCCCCAGAACAGTTTATGCGTCGTCCTATGGCTAAACAGAACTTTGACAAGAAGCGTGGATTCCAGTTTGGTCAGATGGTTGAGTTACGCGATGACGCGGTTGGTGGCAAGTTATTGAAGCAGGCTGGTATTATGACGCCTGTAGATCAGGTGAAGCAGACTGTTGATCCGAAGGTCATGGATCAGATGTCACGGATCTTGGGGCGGGAAGTTGTCTGATAGAAAAACAGGATTGCCGGTAGACCCTACGTCTCCTCTTATATCTCAAATAATTTCACCTCTTGTGCCTATGTCGTATCAGGTGGACCAGCCCTATTCTGTGAACACACAAGATGTAGATGGCGGCGTAATTTATTCAGAGACTCCGATGAAAGTCTCTGACCCGCAGTTCGCGGTCCCTCCAATTATTACCGGTGGTATTGATTTTTTTAAACAATTTATGGATGACCCGGCAGAGACAGCGGGTGGTATTGCTTCTGCTGTTGGTACAGAATTAAAGGAATATCCGGCTCGTCAGCTTCGCACCGCACTAGCTGGTGGCGAGACATTTAACCCTGAAACAGGAGAGATTGAACGGTTTGATCCGTTTGCTGTACCGGCCACGGTGGCGGCGGGCACCGCGGTTAGTATAGCACGGACCGCGGACAAGTTTGGAGGCGGACCCGTTTTAGCTATTATGGGAGGTCGGAGGGCAAAAGACGGCCCTACTAAGTTTAGTCAAGCTCGTGCCTCAAGAAGTTCTGGAAAATCTAGGCAAGAAGTGTTTGAGGAAACTCAAGCGTATTTTGATGATGATGTTTTAGGTCAGGACTCTGACGCTTTTCGTTTTGAGATACCTACAGCTAATTCTAAGTTTAAAGAGGACGGGGCTGTTCAATTCATGGATGTTGACTATGGTCGTGGTTTGGCTATTGGTCTTACTGATGATTTTAGGGCAATGCGGTTTACTAAGGATGGGGATTTAGTAAACGCCAACGATAAGCCTGTAGCAACACTTTCTGATATTCTAGATTTTCCAGAACTTTATGAGCAGTACCCTGATTTTAAAGATGTCGCGGTAATAAAGTTAGCGCCTGATGCGGGCAAACTGCCTTTTGATGGTCCCCGCGCTATTTTTGCAGGTAAAGCGATAAGCCCGCTGCGTATTAACACCATAGGTGTACGGGAATCTCAATCTCCCGCAGAGTTACAGTCTTCTTTGTTGCATGAAATACAACATTTAGTTCAAGTGAAAGAAGGTTTACCGGGTGGAGCTAGCGGCCAATACATCATGGAGTTATTAGACAAAGAGCTAGGGGGAGGCGTAGATAAAAGCTTCCTTAAAAATGTGGCCTTGCCCGCGTATGAAGGTGTCTACGGAGAGACTGAAGCGCGTGTCGTACAGCGACGATTTGAACGTCCAGAAGAAGCCAAGTTAGATCCCGTTACAACTCGTCAAAAAGAAGCGCCAGAGGGTGACATTAGTATGACAGAGTATGAAGCTGTTGAAAATGCTGCTAATCTGGTGAGAGAGCTTTTAGAAGATGGTTATTATGAATACAAGGATGTTTATCCAGATGCTTTTAAGGCCAAAGGCGGCGTAATAACACTAGCTGACGCAGCGCGGAACACGGGCCGCGGCCCACGGGGCGTTGCATCCCTTGCGTCAACAGCTAGGAATATGAACCGGCCTATGGTAAGTTAGGTCTTTAAAGGAGACATTTAATGGCTAGAGAACCTATTGCAGGCATGATGGACAAAAACGTCCCGTCTCAGTTGGACATGGAAGACTTGGCGGCTGAAGTAGAGCTTGAGCTACCGGGAAGCATGGACGACAACGTCGTTGCTTTTGAGGGTGTGGCCGAGGGCATGGACATTGAGATGACTCCGGACGAGGACGGTGGTGTAACCATTGATTTTGATCCGCAGGACCAGCGCGGCGAGAGCGATGATTTCTACATGAACTTGGCAGAAGAGATGCCGGACCGTGAGTTGTCGCGCATTGCTGGCGAGTTGATGTCTGAGTTTGACAGTAACAAAGCGGGACGACAGGAGTGGGAAGATGCTTACGCCAACGGTTTGGAACTTCTTGGTTTCTCCTACGAGGAGCGGGCGCAGCCGTTCAGAGGAGCTTCAGGAGTTACGCATCCCTTGCTTGCAGAGGCTGCTACACAATTCCAAGCGCAGGCGTTTAACGAGTTGTTGCCAGCTTCAGGTCCCGTGCGAACTGCTGTCTTGGGAGCAGAAACCCGTGAGAAGGAGCAGCAGGCCGTCCGCGTAAAGCAGTTTATGAACTACTACATCACGAATGTGATGGAGGAATATACGCCTGAACTGGACCAGATGCTGTTCTTTTTGCCTTTGGCGGGGTCTACCTTCAAGAAAGTTTACTATGACGAGACAAAAGGGCGGGCGGTAAGTAAGTTTGTACCGGCGGAGCACTTAGTTGTGCCGTATGAGACGTCAGATTTGGAGTCTTGTCCTAACATAACGCAGGTTTTGCGTATGTCGTTGAACGATTTACGTAAGAAACAGGTGTCCGGGTTCTATTTGGACATCCCTGTACTGCCCTCGCAGGGCGACACGAGTTCCGTGGACGACGAGATAAACCGCATTGACGGTGTTTCGCCGTCTCAGATCGACTATGATTGCACTATTTTGGAGTGTCATGTTGATTTGGACCTTGAGGGGTATGAGGAAGAGGACGAAGACGGCGAGGCAACGGGTATTAAAATACCATATGTAGTGACAATTAGTCAGGACAACGGTCAGGTACTGTCAATTCGTCGTAATTACCGTGAGGAAGACGAGAACAAGAAAAAAATACAGTATTTTGTGCATTATAAGTTCCTTCCGGGCTTTGGTTTCTATGGATTGGGCTTAATTCACACGATTGGTGGTTTGTCGCGCACAGCTACGGCTGCACTTCGTCAGTTGATTGACGCTGGTACGTTATCTAACCTTCCAGCAGGGTTTAAGGCCCGCGGCCTACGGATCAGGGACGATGATGAGCCGTTACAGCCGGGTGAGTTTAGGGATGTGGATGCTCCGGGTGGGGCTATTCGTGACAGTTTGATGCCGTTGCCGTTCAAAGGGCCGGATCAGACGTTGTTTAATTTGTTAGGGTTTGTGGTTCAGGCTGGTCAGCGGTTTGCGACGATTACTGACTTAAAGGTTGGGGATGGCAACCAGAACGCGGCGGTAGGTACGACTATTGCGATGCTGGAGCAGGGTTCTCGTGTAATGAGTGCGGTGCATAAGCGGCTGCATTATGCCATGCGGATTGAGTTCAAGATGCTGGCGCGGGTTATGTCGGAGAGTTTACCACAGGAGTATCCGTATTCTGTTGAGGGCGCGGAGTCTGCCGTTATGGCGAGCGACTTCGACGACAAGATCGACGTAGTACCTGTATCTGATCCGAATATGTTCAGTCAGGCGCAGCGGATTGCTTTGGCGCAGACCAAGTTGCAGCTTGCTGGAGCGGCCCCTGAGTTGCACAACATGTATGAAGTGTACAAGGACATGTACGAGGCTCTGGGTGTAAAAGACATTGACAGGGTTATGAAGAGCATTCCTGATGAGGAGCCTACGCCTAAAGATCCGGCACAGGAGAATATCGACTCAATGGACATGGTTCCGTTGCAGGCGTTTGAGGGTCAAGAGCATGAGGCACATATTATGGCGCATATGGTTTTTGGCTCTACGCCACTGGTTGCTGGAATGCCTGCGATTGCTATGGCGCTTCAGAAGCATATCATGGAGCATGTGAAGATTGCAGCGCGGGAACGGGCGGCGGTGCAGTTTATTCAGTCTAGGCAGGCTGTTGGCGGTGAGGCTGCGACTGAAGAGGAGATGTTGCAGATAGAGGGTTTGACTGCTCAGTTCATTGCCGAGGGTATGCAGATGGTCAAACAGATGTCACAGCAAGTCTCTGGTCAGGGCCCTGATCCGTTAGTCCAGTTGAAAGAGAAGGAGCTACAGATCAAGGCACAGGCGGAGCAGGCGGATGCACAGAATGATGCCGCCAAGCTCAATCTTGATGCACAGAACCAGCAGATGCGTGGGGCTCAGTTCCAGCAGCGGTTGGCTAGCCAAGAGAAGCAGACATCAGCCCGTATTCAATCAGCTATGGAAAGAGAGTTACTCAAACAGAGGGGACCGTGATGATAGACAAATCTATTCGATATATGGACGAAGGCGGAGCAGCGGCCCCGAAGGGAAAGTCTTCGCAGACTGACGCAATAAAAGAACTACCTTTTTATGACGAGTTCAGGGCGTACCAGAAAAGACTTGACGAGGAAGCTCGCAATAAGGGTGAGTTTCGGGTAGGGACTCAAGCTCTTACCCCGGTGGAATACGAGGGTGTCGTTTATACTTTTGGCGGTGGTTTAGAAGCGGCTGATTTTAAAAATTTTTTAAAAATGAGGCAGCCTCTTTCAGAACCGGCCAACCCTCCGGCAACTCAATACCCGTTGCTAACTCAAGACTCGTTGCCAATTCAAGACCCGTTCCAAAGGCAAATTGATGCGCCTCCTGTAGCAAGGGCGTTGCCTATGCAGGAGCGAAACCAAATTGCTGCGGGTCCAGCGCTTAATCCGGTGGATAGGTCATCCCTGTTTTCCCGGAGGCGACCGGCGGCTAACCTTGTCTTGACTCCCGCCGAAGCTTTGGCGATGGCTCGCAACCCTTTTAATAGATCCCGTTAGGGGAATAACTTGGGGGCAAAATGATAGCAGAAACGCTAGCGGGCATAGCGTTGTTTAAAAGTGCAGTGGACGGGATAAAATCCGCTATTGGAACGGCCAACGATGTATCCGAAATTGCCGGATTTATTGACAACCTTTTTGAGGGTGAGCAACAGGTCCAAAAGAAACGTAACGCCAAGTCTGGGATGAGCGTAGGGGATCAGTTTGGCGTGAA